AAGAACATCAAGTCAGAGATGAAGTCTGGCAAGCCTCAAAAGCAGGCGGTTGCTATTGCCATGAGCAAAGCGGGTCGAGCCATGCCACAGCGTAATATGCGCGCAAAGGCAAACAAGAAATGAAAACAGGACTTTACGCAAACATCCACGCCAAGCGCAAGCGCATTGAGGACGGCTCTGGCGAGAAGATGAAAAAGGCTGGAGCCAAGGGCGCTCCATCTGCCAAGGCATTTAAGCAAGCGGCAAAAACCGTGAAGAAGAAAGGGAAGAAGTAATGGCTAAAAACCAAACTCACTACCTACCTAGCGGAAAAGTGTACACAGGCAAAACACACAAGTCAGGCAGTGTCCTGATGACTGGCGCAAAGCATACGCCGTCTAGCAAGGTGTTGACGCATACATTGCCGAAGAAGACAACCAATGGCAAAAGACCCAAGGCTAAGTAGGGCAGGTGTCGCTGGCTTTAACAAGCCTAAACGAACGCCAAGCCACGCCACGAAGTCTCATGTTGTGGTCGCTAAGTCTGGCGACCAAGTGAAGACGATTCGCTTTGGTCAGCAGGGCGCTAAAGGGTCTCCTGATGGCTCTAAGCGTAATGATGCGTTTAAGGCTCGACACGCCAAGAATATTGCAAAGGGCAAGATGTCAGCGGCATGGTGGGCGGATAAGGTTAAGTGGAAATAATACCAAATGGTAGTACAATGCTCAAAAGGAGTAATGTATGCCAAATGGAAATTTGAAGCGTGAAGTTAAATGCCCAAATTGTGGTGAGTCTCGCATGGCTCGCGTTGATGTAATTAAAAAATTGTTGAGTGCGAGCAGACCGTTAATTTGTAAGCCGTGCCACAACAGAATGAGGTTTGAGCAAAAAAACCATCCCCGAAAAGGGACGGGCGTAAAAAACGATCCAGATCTTTTGAGGACGAGGTCAAGCTACTATAAGGCAAAGCGTAGAAGTAAAATGGGATCAGAGCATCATTTGTGTTACTCTGATGTCGAATTTAGGTTTGAATCGCTTGAGCAATTTATTGATTGTGTTGGCATCCGGCCAATCGGCATGACGTTGGACAGAATTGATCCCTTGGGTCACTATGAGGCTGGAAATGTGCGATGGGCAACACCATTTGAGCAAGCAAAGAATCGTCTGCCGCGCGGGTATTGGCAGAAAATAAAGTAAAGTGGTAAAAACATGGCGATAACAAATTACACGAACCTGCAAACAACTATTGCAGATACGCTTAACCGAGACGACCTTACGTCGATCATTCCGACGTTTGTGTCGTTGTGCGAATCTACGGTTAACCGAGACATCCGGCACTGGAGAATGGAGTCACGATCCAATGGTCAGCAGTCTGCTGGCGATGCGTATATGCAAGTCCCTGCTGATTGGGTAGAGACGTTGCGTTTCAATGTTGTGGGCAATGGCACATCCCCAATCAAGATGACTAACTCGACCACAATGGCCGACTTACGTGCTGTCAACAACGATCAGTATGGAACGCCTGCGCTGTATACCTTGGAGGCTGGGCAATTTCATTTATACCCAACGCCCATTGCAGACACTGATGTTGAACTGTTATACTACGCTGAAGTGCCAGCTTTAGCCTCAAATGCTACAAACTGGTTACTAACTGCGGCTCCTGATGTTTACTTGTATGGATCACTGATGCACTCAGCGCCCTACTTACAAGATGACGCAAGACTCTCAGTATGGGCGCAGTTGTATTCATCTTCAGTTGTCCGATTAAATGAGGCATCACAATACGCTAAATACAGCGGCGTTTCTTTAGTACCAAAAGTAAGGGGTTTAGGATGAGTTTTAGTAATTATCTTGAGACAAAAGTCTTAGGTCACGTTTTCGGCGCTACGCCATACACGGCGGCTGGCACACTGTATTTGGCACTGTTTACAACCAACCCTGCTGAAGACGGTAGCGGCACAGAGGTGTCTGGTGGCGGCTATGTGCGTCAATCAGTTGCATTCACGGTTACTGGTAACACTGCTAGTAACACGGCGGCTGTTGAGTACGCAACTGCTACTGCGAACTACGGCACGGTTTCTCACGTTGGCGTTTATGACGCAAGTACGTCTGGTAACCTGCTGGCCTATGCCGCGCTGACAAGTTCCAAGTCAATTGAGATTGGCGACGTGTTCCGCGTCCCAACTGGTGATCTGGACATTACGCTCGACTGATAAAGAGTCGTGGCAACAGTTGACCTAAGCGGATACAGTTACGGCACGAACACATACGGCGCTGATTCATTCGGCGTTGATGTGTTACCTGCTGTTGTCAGCGCGTCTGCTGTTGTCTCTGTCGCCCCAGTAAGGATTCTTGTTGGTTCGGCGGCGATTAGTGCAAGCGCCAGCGTAACGGCTTTAGGCGGGTTGACTGCAAATAGTGCGGCACAAATATCACCACAATCTGCGGGCACATCCGGCGTTGTCCGTATACGGCAAACTGATAGCCAAGTAGACGGCGTTTCTACGGTATCGGCCACCGCTGTTGGTGTCTTTACTTCTGGTGCTGTTTCAAGCGGCACAACTGTAACGACATCTGTTGGCGAAAAGTTTGTACTGGAAAAGATCGGCGCGTTTGCTTACGGCACGTCTGTATATGGCGCTGGGGTATACGACTACGCCAACTTCCAGACAATCGTTGCGGCAACGGCTGTTAACTCAACGGCCAGCGGCTTTGTTATCCGAGGTGCTAGTTCCGCAATAGCGGCCACAGCAACTGTTACTGCTGGCGATGACGCTATTCGCATTAGGCAGGTTAGCGCAAACCCCAGCGCTGTTGCATCAATCACGGCTAACGCGATTTTCTCGGTGGCTGGCAGTGCAACAATACAGGCTCAGTCTGTTGTAAGCCCTCAGATCGTTAGGATCAGGCTAACAAGCGGCGCAACGTCGTTAACGTCATCTGTCAGCGCAATTGGTAGGGAGAAGTGGGTTCCAATACTTGTCACCTCTGAGACTTGGACGCCAATATCGCCTGCTAGTGATGTTTGGACAAAAATAGCGGCATAAGGTAAAAAATGGCATTTGTAAAACTTGAATTACCGCAAGGCGTCTACAACCACGGCACTGACTACGAGGCGACAGGGCGTTGGAATAAATCAAACCTGATTCGCTGGCAGGATAAGTCTTTGCGCCCGGTTGGTGGCTGGACTTTGCGAGCAGAAGAGATCTCTGCTTCCCCACCCCGTGGCGCTCACGCATGGGTTGATAATTCATACGATCCACGTTACGCAATCGGATCTCATAACGCCTTGTACGCTGTAACGGCCAGTGGTACTGTTACAGACATTACCCCTGTGGGGTTGACTAGTGGACGCATTGACGCCGCTGTAAACCTTGGCTATGGCGGTACTTATTTTGGTACTGGGTCTTATGGCGTAGAGCGCCCAGATAATGGGGTGTTTCAGGAGGCCACAACATGGTCTTTGGACAACTGGGGTGAATACTTAGTTGCCTGTTCACCTGACGACGGTAAGCTGTACGAGTGGGATTTCAGTGGTGTTGCCGAGGTACTTGCCAACGCGCCAATTAACTGTGACGCAATGCTGGTTACTGATGAGCGATTTATCTTTGCTTTCGGGGCTGGTGGCAACCCTCGAAAAGTTCAGTGGTGCAATCGTGAAGACAACACAGACTGGACTCCCTTGGCCACCAACGAGGCTGGAGACATTGAACTGCAAACAAGTGGTCAAATTGTTTGTGGTGTTCGTATGCGTGGCCGTACGCTGATTTTAACGACCGCTGACGCGCATATTGCAACGTATGCAGGCCCGCCTACTGTCTACGGCTTTGAGCGCGTTGGAACGTCCTGTGGCGCTGTTTCTCGCAAGTCATTAGTGTCGGTGGGTGAGGGCGCGTTTTGGATGAGCAAAGAGAACTTCTTTGTGTTTAACGGCTCATCTGTCCAGACCTTAGTTTGCGAAGTTTCGGACTATGTGTTCAAAAACATGAACATTAGCCAGATCAGCAAGACATACGCTGTTCACAATGGCCAGTACAACGAGGTGTGGTGGTTCTACCCAAGCGCTGGTAGCTTGGAAAACGACAGCTATGTCATGTATGACTACACTCAAAACATCTGGGCTGTTGGCTCAATAAGCAGGACGGCTGGTTTTGACTCTGGGGCTTTGACAACGCCCGTTTGGTTTGACGCCGACGGGAACGCATACAACCATGAGCAAGGTCACAACTTTGGTGATAGCGTTGCTTTTGTGGAGAGTGGGCCAATTAACATTGGGGCTGGCGACAATGTGATGCACGTCACACAAATCATTCCAGATGAGGCGACTCAGGGCGAGGCACAAATTAAACTCAAAAGCCGTTTCTACCCAAACAGCACCGAGCGTGAGTACGGCCCTTATCCGCTATCATCACCGACAAGTGTGCGGGTTACTGGTCGTCAGGTTCGCGTCAGGATTGAGGGCGAGGCGCTCAAAGATTGGCGCGCTGGGATTATGCGTCTTGATGTATCGCAGGGCGGTAAGCGATGAGGATACCTCCGCCACCGTTTGGTGCTGACTGGAAGCCTTGGGGCGAGCGTTTAAACACGTACCTGTCACGCATCCGCACATTACTGTCCACACGACTGCCGTCTGACGTTGCGGCTGATGACGGTATTTTGTTGTGGGATCGCACCGGCTACCCAGTTGTCTCAAAAGACGGCGTGTTTAGGCAGGTTGTATTGGCTGATGGCTACGCCTCATTGAGCCGCACAACGGTGCAAGTGGCCACGGCTATCAACACGGCTCAAGCCATTGGCTGGGACGCCCCGTCTTTTAATTCTGGCATTGCGCTAGACCCTACTGATAACACCAAGATCGTGTTTGAGGAAGATGGTGTTTACTTGCTGGCTTTCGCAGTTGAACTGCTGTCCAGTTCTTCAAACGCTAAAAGCGGCTGGTTTTGGCCTCGAATTGGCGGCGTAGACGTGCCCGGTTCTACAATCAAGGTTACATTGTCAGACAATGGCCACCATATCGTTATGAGTCGTTCTGCGGCTTTCCCGATGACTGCTGGGTCATACCTGCAAGCAATGTGGGCGGTAGACGACCTGACACTGTGGATCGATGCACCAGCGGCCACGGCCTTTGCGCCATCATCACCAGCGGTTACATTGGCGATTACACGACTCAGGCAATGACAGACAACTTGGACTCGGAACTGGAAAGATGCCGTCCTTGGTTAGAATCGGCGTTAGCACTTTCTGGTGGTACGCACCTATTCCAAGATGTAGTTGAATGTGTTAAACTTGGCACAATGCAGTTCTGGAATGCACCAAAAGGCTGTATGGTTACAGAGATCCTTGAGTATCCGCAAAAAAAGGTTTTTCATATCTTTCTTGCAGGCGGTGATCTAGATCAAATTAAGGACTTCAGCGATTCGGCAATCTACTTTGCCAAACTTAATGGATGCTCCGCAATGACCCTCGCGGGTCGCAGGGGCTGGGTCAAAGCCTTGGGCGACCTTGGCTGGGAAGAAAAGTTCACAACTATGAGCGTGGAGATTTAATTATGAGTGGTGGCAAAGGCGGAACTAAAACATCGGCACAAGAGATCCCAAAGTGGCTTGAAGATGCTGTAATTCAGAACCTTAACCAAGCAAAGTCAGCGGCTGAAATTGGTTACGTGCCATACTACGGCCAAGACGTTGCGGCTTTGTCTCCAATGGAGCAGTCAGCAATGCAGGGCACAATGGGTGCAATGTCAGCATTTGGCATGGCTCCAAAGGGCGCTCAGTACCAAAGCAGTCTTCCAGAGCCGTCAGTGGTAAATGGTATGCGGGGTTATAGATCTGGTGACCTGTACGACGCGGCCTTGCAAGAGTTAAGTGTTCGCGCCCCAGACCAGGCCAAGCGATACTCAGACTTTTACAAAAACCTCAGTGATACGCCAATGATTTCTAATGCGCCAGCCAATCCTTACGCTGGTATGCCCGGTGCGCAAAATATGTCTTATGGCGGCGGCGGTGGCCAACAAGATCCCGGCGGTAATTACTGGGCACAACGTGAGGCTGAAGTTGGCAAAGCGCGGGCATTCGCCGAGCAATCAGCGCAAAACCAAAAAATCAATGATGGGCTGACAAGTTTTGGCAAAATGGGTTTTGGCGGCATTTTGGGCGCAATAACTGGCGGCACACCGGGTGATGCACGCGCCCCTGTCAGTAATATGAGCACATACTCCGCAGACTCTGTTACAGATACTGGATTTGGTACAGACCCATCTCAGGGTGGGTACTGGGGTTAATTAAAGGATAAAGATTATGGCAAACGCAGGAACAGGCAACGCAGTCCCGGCTACTAGCACTCCAACGGTTTTTTCTCAGAATGCTGGAGCGGCTCCTGTAAATGGAGATATGCCGGGCTTTACTCAAGAGCAGTTGAATGCTGGGTCGGCATTTTGGGCGTCAGCGCCTAACGCGCAAGCAATTGCTGATGCGGCGGCTCGGAATAACTTGACGCCTGAACAAGTTGCAAGTTCGTGGGCGCAATCTGGTTACGGTAGTTATGACCAAGGTCTGCAAAACGTCAATCAGTATATGCAGACCCAGCAACCAGCCGCGCCAACCACGCCTGCGCCAACTGCACCTGCGCCAACTGCACCTGTAACGCAAAATCCAAACATCTTTGATACAGCGGCTACTGGTATCAATAACGCGATCACCTCGGCTACTGGCGAGACCTCATACAAACCAATCACGGTCAGTGCTGGAACTGGTACTGCAAGTCAGGCTGGTAACGTAGCGCCAATAGTTGCGGGTCAAATTGCAAATACCGACTTAACTGCCTACACAAATCCTTATGAGACCCAAGTAGTTAACCAAACGCTGTCAGACTTGGATCGTTCGCGTCAAATGCAGGCTATGCAATTAAATGCACAGGCTACACGTGGTGGCGCATTTGGTGGATCACGTCAGGCGCTGATGCAGTCAGAACTTGGCCGTAACTACTTGGATCAAGCATCACGTGCGGCATCTGCTTTGCGTCAGGGTGGATACCAAAACGCGCAACAACTTGCAGGCCAAGACATTGCTACAAGAATGCAAGCGGGCACTACAAACGCCCAACTGGGGCAACAGGTAAACCTTGCAAACCAAGCCGCATTGAACAATATGTCTCAGTTCAATCTGAACAATCAATTGCAAGCGGCATTGGCAAACCAAGGCGCGGATCTTTCTGGATCGCAACAGCGTCTTGCGGCGGCTGGGCAGACTGGAAGTTTGGCGAACTTAGGCTTTGGTATGGGTATGGACATCCAGAACCAAGCAATGACGCAGGGAGCGCTTGAGCGAGGTATTAACCAAGCGCTGTTGAATGCCGCACAAGGTCAGTATCAGGGAGCCGTAGGCGCTCCCGGTCAATC